TGTGGATTTCCCGCTTCCTGTAGGTCCTACAAGTCCGATGAGTTGACTTGCCATGTTTTCTAGTTTCCTCAAAGATAATCAAATCTCTTCAGAAAGCAAAACTTCTTGCGATTTCAAATGGGCCCCGTGTTTTACACTATTGTATATATCTGATGCTTTATCAAAGTTGAACGATCCATATACAAATTTACCATCCACTCTCACTTCATACCACTCATCCTTACCAACTTCACGTTCTTTAATCAGTTGTATTTTCATACGTATTTCACTTTTTCTGGTTGAAAGAACTCCAATGCTTTCTTAAGCCATTTTAGTTCTGTAGGTTCATTGCTGCTAACAATGACAATTTCAGCTTTCTTCTGAAGGTTGTCATATTCCATGGCCATACACCTAAGTATCTTCTGAGCCATGTTTTCTCCATTACTGTCAAAGTAATTGATAATCACTTTGTTCAATGGCTTGTACGTCACTCCTGTATTTCCAATTTTCACGACAGCCATGTGATTACCTTTTCCCTCAGCAAAATCCATAAACATCTGCTTCTCACTACTTTTGCTGTGATAGGAAGGACATCCTAGGTTGTCTGCTATTTCTGTCACTCCACAGAACACCAATATCCTATCATTTGGATGGGCTTCTAGTATCCTTTTGGTGGCTTCTAATTTGGCAACACTCTTTTGTATGATTCTCATTCTGTTCAACCGGAGAAACATTGTATTCTGTCCTCGTTGCTCATTTTGATCTATCACCCAAGAAAGTGCATCAAATTGCTTCTTTTCTGTCCTTTTCTTTCCTTTGTAGTCCAACAGCTTAGTGTTGTCCAAACTCACTGTCATTACAGTGATTTGATAGTCTACAATCACTCCCTCTTCTACAGCCTGTTCTATGGAATATCTAGCTGTTATACCTAGCCCTGTCCTTTGATAGATGGTGTTCTCTGTAAAACCTGTCATTGTTCCTGAGAGACCGAGGATATTTTTGTCATTATTTGCGACAAGAATATCATTTAATACATCCATTTGAGCATCACTTAATAAATGGATTTCGTCTATTACGACGATTCCATATTTCCTATCTACGTATTTCTTCATAGATAAATGGGTGGTGAATGTTACATCTGGATGGGAATACCCAAACTTCTCAAAATCATCCTTCCAAGACTTCTCTATCTTCAAATCTGGATAGGCAATAAGAATGGATGAAGGCTTCAATTGTTTGAATATCTCTATACTTGTCCTTATTTTCCCAAACCTAGGAGCTAGCAAAAGAATACCAAACCTACCACTATTCATCCATTTGTCTGCAAACTCCTTCTGACGTTGTTCTCTAAGCATTCTTATTAAATATTGCTGTATATGACCAAAACAGCCATTCTACATTCACTGCTGTATGCTTTTGCTCACTATACACTGACATTGTAGGGAACACCACCACTTGCCAGTATTTTGAATTAATTGTTGTATTACCAAACGTCTTCATAAAAAATATTGTCCTGTGAACAGGCTTTCGTAATCAAACTCTTCCATATGCTTTGGCTTAGGAAGCTCTTTAAAAGTTCCTGTAGAGCCATGAAATGCCATTCCTATTCTCAAATCCGATTCTCCATATGTATTCTTCAATATCTTTACACTCCTAAAACAATCAGCACCTTCAGGACTAATGAACTTACTTACATTATTATAACTAGCATCATTGGTTTTATACCTAGAAGGCTGGAACAAAGAAATAACAACATCACTATCCTCTGCAGGTCTACCACTCTCCTTCACTTGGTCCAAGTTAGGCTCAAATGTATCCATTTTCTGATAAATAGGATTGCTGAGGTCTCTATTCACCTGACTCACACCAACAGGAATATATCCCAAGAAGTCTCTAGCCCATTGAAAATACTCACTTGTCTTGTCAATGGCTTCTTTCTTGTTCATTGATTTTTCAGGCTTTACAAGGCCTAGATGGTCAACAATGGGAATGACAATTTCATTAGTGTGATGGGGAATATACACCCTCTCAAACTCACTCACTTCTTCTATCTTACCAACGCTCTCTGCATAGTTGCGTATTTGTCTGTATACACCTGTGGGGTTTTGAGCACCCTCTATAATTGTACACACTTCAGAGAGTTCGTTGATATAGTCTTCATACATAAGGAACAAATCATGCTCATCCTTTGTAAGCTTTGTTTCCCACCAACCAAGGAGTTTAGCAATTGGAATATTTATTCCCTGTTCTAGGAATATCTTCCTGCTGGTCCACTTGGCTAGTGTATACACTTTGCTTCTCTCCATGGAGAAAAGAATGAACTTGAGCCTTATTTTGGATTGGTATTTATTAGCCCACCACCAATCAAATGGATTTAGGATGAAAGAGGAATGGCAGAAGGCAGACTTACCACTACCTGTAGCTCCAAAGAGGAGGAAATACATGCGTTTTCTAATGCCTACGTATTTATTCAGCCTATCAAAGCCCATGGGAATACCGCTATTCCTGCCTTCAAGGCCTCTACTCACCTCTTCCTTAAGAATATCAAATTCTTTCATATGTCCACACCTCCTGTTTTCTCCTCTACAGGGGAGACATTCTGTTTTACAAGTTCTATGAATGGCTCAAAGGTGCGTTGATTTAGATATGTTAAACTGTTCTGCATATATGTGAGCTTGTTTACATGGGTTTTGTAGGAATTTTCTTTCTTCTGGGCCACTTCAAGCTCCAATGCTTTCACCATTTCATCTATTGTATATTCTCCTTCTCCAAGTATTTTGGTGATGGCTAGTCTACACTCATCCTTCTTCACCTTCAAAGCTCTACTACCAACAAATTGTTTTCCCTTATGTGTGAAATTATCAGTGCCGGGATAGGCATTCCACCATTTGGAGAACACATCATCTTCTACAGGTTTACGCTTCTCTATCTTCACATCATCCTGCAGAGGAGAAGAAAGGAAGGCCAATAAAGACCTTCCTTCCATTGTCAACTTGTTTTCATGGGTGAGTAGAGCTTTTCGCATCATCGTCTGATGGATGAGTGCTATCTTCTTCTCCTTCAATATGTCTGATATGTCTTTTTCCTCTTCAATTGCCTTCAGAAGAAATACAATATCCATTGAATACCCCTGAATGAGCAATCTCCTGAAGTGTTCTAATGTCATTCCACAACATCTTTACCTAGTGTACGCACAATCAAACTGCTCAATTCAATATCATCCACACCATCAATAGCTTTGATGGCATGTTTCATCTCTATTCCACTCTTCAACAATTTGTCAAACACCAATACACGTTTTTCATTCCAATCTTGCACATTCTCACTTGTGGACATGATTTGAATCCCTTCTTCCAGCGTCATAGTTTATCAATTATAGAAATTACAAATAGGGCTATAAATGTGAAAAATATACCAATTAGACAATATGCTACAAAGTTTTCGCTGTCTCTTAATTGACTAAGCTTTTTCAACTCTGCTTTCTTTAGGTGAATGTTTGAAAGGTTGAATCTCCGGTGGAATAGGGAATATCTTAAGCCCCCAATTCAAGTTCCACCAATCAAAATTACTCTCTGCTATACGTTTGTTGCATTTGTATGTCTTTTTAACGATGGATATGGCCATTGATTTAAACTCCAAAAACTCCTCCTGTGTCATTGTAAACTTATTGAACCACTCAGGAGTGTTCTCTGCATCTTCAAACGTTTTACCAATCGCCTCCATTTGCATTTCCACTAGATACATACCAAGAGTGTCTCTTGTAGGCTTTGGATATCTCTTCATAACCAATCTATTACAACATCCATATCATGTGGGGCTTTTTGATTGCCTCCAAAATAAGGTCTGAGGAGATAGCCCATTCCTCCCTTGACATCACTGATTACATAATGTCCTATTTGTACAGATCCATCGTACACAGAAAGAATGTGTCCATTGTTAACAATGTTCAAGATGTACAAATAACAACTCTCCAATTTTACAAAACACAGAGAAGCATGTTGTCTCTTCTTCTTTGCATACCAATATGCAAGAATTTCAATAGCATCCATTTCCTTAACATATCTCCATCCAAATCTCACACTGTTATTGTGATGGGAAGGAAAATAGCCAATGCCAAACAGTTTATTGATGTCTGCTTGGTCACTTATTCCAATGTCATATACACAATTCCTCTTGAAATTGACAACTGCAGCAAGTCTTGCATCATTCACCAATTCAGGAAGCCTGAATGGAGCATGTGTGCCTTTCTTAATTCTCATATTTCTTGAGTTTTAGCATTGTTTTCTTTATCAGTTGCACATATTCAGGATTGGCAGCATATGTTCTTGAGATGAACACTAGATATTCATCATCTGTCATACTTTTTGTATTCTTCCTTAATATATAGTCCTGATAGAGCTTGTAGTCTTCAACGCTTTGCTGCCAGCTTGCAAACATAGCATAATTCCTCTTGTAGGAGCAATCTTTTTTCCCCAATGTTTTCCTCTTTTTAGGCATTCTCATGCCAAACAGATTGTTACATGTCTTTGCTAATGGGCTTGTAAACCTTGCTGATTCAATTATTGCTTGGGCAAGCACCACTTTAGGATGCTTGATGTCCATCTCAAGAATTTTCTGCCATACGTCATTTACAGAAGGAGGGATGTGCAATAATACACTCAATAATATCGTCACCATAAACTAAGTTGATTTGGATTGATTGTAATGTTTGTCTTTCTTCCGTTAGTTAACACTTTTCTTATAATGTTCTCTGCTTTCTCTATGTAATATCTCCTATTTATGTTATTCATCGGATGATTTTTGGAAAGATGGTTGCATACATGGCATAGCCATTCACCTGCTTCTACCTGACTCATCTCTGGAGCTGTTGACTTACTGTCCTTGTTTTTCACTTTAAGGAGTTTCTCTCCTTTGTTAGCAACATAATATCTAATAAGCTTATTGTAGACAGTTTTGTTACCAGATGCTCTATCCACTCCTTCATAATGGAAATCCTTGCTAGACTTCTGACGAATAACGAAATCAAAAGGATTAGTATGCGCATTAATAGTGCTAGCAACAGGAACACCGTTAACAAAATAATTTTCAAGGGCAATAGGAACAATCCTAGCAGACTTGTTTTTGTAAAGTTCAAAATCTGTGACATAGTCTCCCTTCTTTTTAATCTCTCCATCTGTCTTAATGGCTAGATAGTCATTAACAGAAGAGAATACAATCTTTTGATAATCAGTGCGTTCTAGCTCATATCCTGTTACATCCATCCACCATTTGTTAATCTCATGCATTTTATCAATATCACTCTTCTTGATTCTAACAGTGACACCATCTGTATTTGCACTTATCACTTTGATGTTATTGAGCTCATATTGTTCAATCAACATCATCAAACTAAGCTCTCCTGTAATAGTGGTGAACATTGTCACTTGCCTATCATACATCCAACTTAGAATATCGGATGTCTTGCCATACACCGAATTCACTGCAAGCTTTAGAGCACCTACAATACCCTTGATCTTTTTGTCTTTTTTAGCCAAAGGTTTAAGTTCCAACCTTCTTTCAAACATCTTTTTATATCCTGACAGAAATTCCTTTCCTAAATGGGAAGGATATTTCTTGTTATTGATGATGATGGCTGGATAGTATGCTTAACCTATAATCTTTCAATTATAGCTGGACTATATCATTATTTAACACTTTTTTCCAAACATATCCGTATATGCTAGGCTTATTACCTGAACATACAGAGTATATCTGTTGCCATTTGTAATCAGGATTATGTTGTAATATTTCATTTACGCAATTCCAAGTTTTAATGTACTCACCATTTTTAGAATACTGTTCTATTTTGTACTTAGTTTTAGAAACAGAAACTTTCACCACTTTGGTATTGGGATTTTTTAAGGTTTGACATGTACAATTTCTTCTCTTCTGACCATTTGTTACCAAAATTGGGATTTTTAGAACCAGTTCTTTTCTTGTACTTTTCTACAGTTTCGGAATGCAAAATCATCTTGGTAGAACTATCTCTTCTCAAATTGTATCCCTTATCTCTATTGATACTTTGGTAGAAGTCCATCCAATATAACTCTCTTTCCTTTATTAACACTTCATCCACTGTTTCAAAATACTCTAAAACTTTGTAATCAAAATTTTCCTCTCCGTATTTGTGCCAAGCATTTATAAGATGTTCATTTTCATGTTTTACCATCTTCTTTCGGAGAGATTGAACGTGAGCTCTTATTCTTAAACATATATTGATGGATTTCCCTATGTAAACCTTATTATTCACTTGATTTACAATCATATATATGCCACATTTCTTGAAATCTTCGTATCTACCCTTCATGATTTTAAATTTTCATGAAGTTACAACTTATTATCCTAATTTCAAAGAGCTTTTTTTGTTAAATACTCCCTGTTTAGTCTCTGAACCTTAATCTTCCCCATGAAGACTCTTGGCTGCGGATTGTCCAATCTTAGTCTTTTTTACCATACCTGAGTAGTTAATTCAGCCATTATGTATATTTCTATCATAATTTGGTAGACTAAGCTCTAAGGATGTTCCCGTCAATTTAAGGAGTTTTAGTTTCGCCATACAGTTAACGAAACGTCCCAATCAACAATCAAATATTCATCATCATCAGCCTCAAATATCTCAGGCTTGTTCTCTGTATGAAGTCCACCTTTCATAAAGGAATAGACATTCCCGTAGAAATGTAGCTCATGCTTAAAATCATCATCCATGCCCAAGGATTCCTTCTTTATCTTTTCAAAGAATCCTTGTAGCTCCGGTGTTTGGTATTTTACATACTTGGCTATGCAATTCTTTACATCGACATTTCTCCTAAAAGTGCCTTTCTTAGGGAGCTTGGAATATTCTATGCCTTTTTCCTCACAATAGAACTTCTTGATGATTTCATCTCCTATCTTACTATCTGAATAATTAAGACAGGAAATACCAAACTCCTCTTCTATATCCTTCCTAAGTTGTATTTTATCATCTCCTTTGTATAGAGAATGTGAAGTGTCACCTATTGTCACCTTATAGAACTCATAAGTGGCCATTACATCGTTCCTACAATAGGCCTTGATCAATGCTATGTCCTCTTGGGATAGGTGTTTCTTGGAGTGATGGATGGGCATCTCTTCGATGTTCTCCAAATCCATCTCAAACTCCAATCTTTTCAAACTCACCATTCGATTTTTATTGTCGAAGTGCCAGAGTTTGAAAAGATCTATCTGCTTGAGAGACAATTGTTTCTCCGAATACTCGGAAAACACTTCATAATTAGCATCATGAATGACATCTTGTGCCTTCTGCGCTATTTTATGTGTAATGTCTAGGTTGGACAGTTCATACCAATGTTCATGATTCCTAATAATCCATTCTACCACTTGAGAGTCAAATCGTAGATTGTTATATCCCACCCAATGCTTGTCATGGTGGATTTCTGTGAATCTAATGAATCCATCCAACTGGTTTTCCCAGCGATTGACGGAGAATTCCAAATAGGAATTGTTGTCAACGTCATATATTACAATTAGAAAGAACTCCTCCAACGTTTCGATGTCATATATCATCATTATTTACACGTTTTACAAACTCATCTCCTTTCATTATCATCTCCACTAACACATTAACATCTTTTGCTTTAAGAATGCCATGAAGATGTTTATTACTCCAATATTCCAAATACAAATCCCTAGGAATGGCATACCATATGGCATCAAAAGGATTGTAATGAAAGACGTAGTTATATAAATTCATATTGCAGGTTTTTATGCTTTGAGTTAATTAGCTGTATAACTTCCTGAATATTAAACCATTTTGGATAGCGAATGACCAAAATAAGAATTGTTCATTATAGTAATCATTTACTTCACGAATATCCTTCACTTCTATTTCAGGACAATCTACATAAACAAAATCACCTTTTTTAATCTCTGAATCATCTACAACAAGTAGATAGTCCGATGTATGTATTATCTCGTATGTCATTGTTCTGGTTTTAAAACTTCCAAATTTCAATAGGTAATACTTCTCTAACTATATCAGCAGTCTTTTGCTGATTTTCTTTTCTTGCAGCAGCGTAAGCATCAGCATCAGCAGCGTAAGCATAAGCATAAGCAGCAGCAGCATAAGGAGCAGCAGCAGCAGCAGCAGCCCAAGCAGCAGCAGAAGCAGCCCAAGCAGAAGCATCAGCATCAGCAGCAGCATCAGCAGCAGCAGCAGCGTAGGCATAAGCATCAGCAGCAGCAGCAGCATCAGCAGTAGCAGCATAAGGAGTAGCAGCAGCAGCAGCAGCATAAGCAGCATATAATTCATCTATGCTTATTTCTCCTTTCCCAAATGCAATCGCAGCATTTAGCGCTTTTACGCTACGTTCATCTTTCATCAGGTGACGAACCGTATTAGCGCATAAAGCTTTTGCCAATGTTAGTTTCTGAAAGTTGTAACCTTTTGATTTTCTGTACAGCCATAAAATCCAATCACCTCGATGACAAGTATCATAAACCTCTTGCCATGACTTACCTTTAGCCCAGTCTCTTGCATCTTTGCAAGCGCCTAAATCATTTAGGAGTTGCATGAATTGTTGTGCGTTCATGTGTGTGTTATTAAAACTTCCAAATTTCAATAGATAATACTTCTCTTACTATTTCAAATCTGTTCTGATTAATGTTAGACATAATTATACAAGCTCATATTCCAAAGTTTTGATTATTTGATGTGTCATTGTTCTTTGTTTATATGCTCTATGTATGTAATGATTGTGTTTCTGATTGGGTAAAATGCTATAGGTTTTGAACCACCATTTTCTTCCCGTTCCCAAAACGCATAATATCCTTCGTTAAATGAACTCACTCCATCACACGTAATAGTTGTTCGATGTGTTGAATCTGCTCTTGTGTAGTAACCGAAAATTGTTAAATGATATCTTTTCATTGTTTTGTTTTTACAATTTCAATAAGCTTACGCAAAAGGTTTAGTTCTGCCTCTATCCAAATAAAGTAAAATGGAATAAAAAACACAAATTGCAATAATATACATATCATAAACTCAACCGCCGTTTGCTGTGCCATGTGTTTATATTTTTTCAACAATTACAAAACCATCGGTAAATGATTTTGCTGATAAATTACCAAAATACAAAACGCCATTTTGTATATTAACGGTAACAATTGGTGTTCTGTCAATTTCGTAACCATCTTGAAACCTTAATCTTCCAAATCTTCTTACCTTATCTCCCACTTTTACTATTTGTCCGTTTCTGTCTGTTGGGTATGAATCTGTTTTCTGTGCCATGTTAATATTGTTGATTTCTTTCTTCTTGCTGAGCATAATATTCTTCTTCCCACCACTCCTTGTCTTCTTCCCAATTGCCTGTGGCATCTGGATAGAGCATGTAGAGCTTTCCACTCTTCAACATTGATTCGTATATGTTCTTAATACGTTCCATAGCTGTATTATTACATTTTTCACAATATAAGTCATCTGTCAATCCTGTAGATATGATGACAGAGCAGGAATGACATAATGTGGCTCCCCTTCCATTGTTAAACTTGTGTATAGGCTTCATTTCATTTTCTTTATTTTGTAATATTCCTTAAATCCAACAGTGAGCATCCCTGTCCTAGATACACTCCTTATGAGGTCTTTTATGAAGAATGTGTCTCTATTTGCGACTTTCAGCACTAAATACTGAATAGCCTCCCTCTTTGTGTTAAAATACACTTTTTCGTTGGAAGGAATGTGTTCCACACACACTTTCATGGATGTCCTATTACAAATATCTTCTCAATGACAAAATCATTTCCATTAGATTGGACATAGGAGTTCAACACCCACGTTTCTGATGTCCATCCAAAGCTTCTAAAATAGTGTTGATGCACATGTACAGATGGAATGGCATTCAATCTAGTAATAGTGGTTTTTGTAGGCCATCCAGCCATTGTAATATAGAGATGACCATTAGGCTTATACACCGCTATCCTACTTCCAAACAAAAACAAAGTGGATGTTCCATCATCATCCACTTTCACTTCTGTGTTATTAAAACTTCTAGGCTTCCTATTCATCAAAGCTCTAGCTGCAGCTCTACTAACGTTGTTCATTTTTAATGTTATTAAGTGCAATAAATGGGTTTCCCTCTCCCCAATAATGATCACATATCATTTTCCCATCCTCTATTTTAATAGGAGGTTCTATGAAAAATGATTGCCAATATTCATTAGGAGGAGCTGTATATCTATAACATTTCTCTCTTACAGGACAATTCTTCCCTGAGCAGATTGTGATGTCTATCATCTACTTAAAGTTTTTCTGGTAGTATTGTTTTCCATTTTGAAACTTGTCACTCCTAGGAATTGTCATCCCATCCATAAATCCCCTATGAAATGTTTCTTCTATAACGTTTTTCTCTTCGTCAACAGCTTTGTCAAATTCTTCAATCACCTTTTGCCATTGTTCGTAGGGAACATATTTTTCTACAATGTTGACAATATTACCCATAAAGATATTGACAGGTGTCTTTTTCATAAATTGAAAGCTTTAATTGTGTGCTTTAGAAGATGGATGTGGGAAGCCTGATCACATGTTACAAGGAAATGTAAACTGCTCTTCTCAAAAGGTGTGTGATGACCATTGTCTGCCAACATTTTGAGAAGCTGGGGAATGCGTTGTGTTTTCTCTTCTGTCAATTCCCTTGATGTGGATGTCCATGCAGAAAGACTGTGGGTGATGTCTGAGCCATACACACCAATTAACTCAACATTATTAGTTATCATTCATTCTTTTTATGAACTCATCTTCTAAAATGTCTATGTGATTCTCCAAATACTTGTTGATGATAAGGCGTTGTTCAGGTGTATATTCAGCTTCGTCGTAAGACATCTCATCAATTTCCCATCCCATCTGAACATCGTTTCCTCTAAAACCCCAATATTCATAGGAACCAATTCCTAAATTGCCATAAGAGCCTTCGATTTTGAAATTTACAACAAGAACTTCCTCGTCGTTAATTTCGATTTCTTTTGTCACTATCATTATAAATTGTTGTTTATCAATGACATAATAATGTTGAAATTAGAAACAATGTAAGCAATGGCATAGCCAATGACAAATGTTATAGCATACAAACCAATTTTCTTGTTAAGATGCATTTTCTTCTTCACATCAGGAGTGCCTACATAGCCAAAAGGAATTGTCTTTCTTCCATTCCAATTCTTTCCTGTATTCTCTACAGTGGCATTTTCACTGTCCAAATGCACAACAATCACTTCAGGAATCAAATAACGATGTTCTCTTTCCCATTTCTTGGCAAACATCATGTCTGTTCTATCCGCTGATCCATGTTCCTCTGGATAGAGCAATTGTTTGCTTGCTTGAGGATGCCACATTTGGAAATATCCAATAGGAGCATATCCATTGCCATTGTAGTCTGCCACTCTAGCAGCAATGGGAAATGCATCCATGTGGATGTAAATCCATTTGTCATACATCAATTTAGGCTTCTTAGTGTATTTCATCCATTCTACAAAATCAGGACACATTAGCCTGTCACAGCCATAAATGCCCTTTTTGTCAAAAACAAACTTCTGCACCATGTTCCTAAAAAGAGGAGGAAGCACTACATCCGCATCAATGTGCACCATCCAATCCCTGTTGCTCAGATATAACAAGCCTTCATTTATTCCTTTAGCCTTGTTAAAGGCACTCCCATTCTCCGTAAATCTGTCTGTAACAAGACATTCCACATTGTGATGCCTACAAAGGGCCTGTGTTTCCTTGTCCTCCTTAGACGTAATAATCACCCAATGATCAAAATGCCCTTTATTCAAGGGCATTGTGTGTGCCAAGAAATCAGAATAATTGACACACACCGTAACGGCTTCTATGTACATAATAATGTATTTACGATGCTTCAATAACTAGTTTAATGGTTTTTATAAGCCCACTCTTCAAATGCACCACTTTTAGCCTCTCTGTGTCATTGAAATACTTAAGGGGCTGGTCTTCGTATTTCTTGACAATGTATTTCCATAACATATCATATGTCATGGGACTTGTCTTTTCTACATCATTGAGATTGATTTCAAGCAGAACATACAAATCATCAATGAGAACACCTGTTGTTCCTCCAAAGAATCCTTTCATAATCATTGTTTTATGAGCCACAAGAGGGAGTCGAACCCACGACCTTGAGATTACAAATCACACGCTCTAACCATCTGAGCTATTGTGGCTAAAAGGGAAAGCAATAGCTTTACTTTTTCACATCATTTGTAAAGCTATAGCTTTACCAAATGTAGAAACATTGACCAAAAATACGTAAAAAAGACAAATTGTGAATAATATTTGTAGGGGTGATAGGATTCAAACCTATAGCCTCAATTTTAGAAGAATTGCGCTCTATTCACTTGAGCTACACCCCCATGTAAACAAATCCGTTTACATTTTCCGCCACCTGACTATTATTTTGTTAGTTTCAACAATATGATACCATTTCGTTGATGTCAACAATATGGTCTGTTTGTTGTGCCATAGTTATTTGTTTTTAGTAGTCAGGACAGGATTTGAACCTGTAGCCAAGGTATCTCACCTATACGGGGCACGTTGTCCTACCGTGTGTTTACCAATTTCACCACCTGACTGAATACCCCTGATGTAGAAACATCTGGGGATCACACTTTCAAATCAAATATTAACTCTCCAAAGATAGGAGATTTATGTATTCCTTCTCAGTGAGATGTCTGTTTCTTTTTAGAAATTGGACATCTCCCTTGGTTTTTATGAGAATGCAATCTCCCTGCCTTACAATTTTCTCTATGTTCTTTTCAGGAACATTGGTTTGTATAGTCCATGCTACAGCTTGGATGGCATTCACCTTTTCATCAACTAAAGATACAGAATCACCAAAATGGTTTGTGTGATATACGCTTTGTACATCCACCCAAATGAAATATTCTCTGTCAGTGGAAGTGTCCTTGCATTTCACCAAATAGACATCATCTGCACTCCTAGTAGTTCCTTTAGAAAACTGCCTACCATCCACTTTATACAAATAATAGGTGTCTTTGTAGGAAATGGTTTCCATAACACCCTCTCTATTCACCCACGTAGTGGTTTTCTCAAGCGTAGATGAATTAATAAGTGTAGGCTGAGTTTGTTTGTAGAAGTTTTCAATGCCTAGATGCTGAATGGCCACCCTCCTGCTTTCAATATTGACAATGTCCTTGGCAATTTCTGGAAATGTTATAGGCTGTATGTCATCCCATATGTCTTCTATTTCTTTGAAAGGACATTCTTTGTATTTGAGTTTCAATACCTTACAACCAATGTCATAAGAAAACTCTTGTTGATCAATAACAATCTTTTTCATTAGTCTTCTTTTTCTACGTAAAAGCTTCGTGTAATTTGGATTTTAATACTGTTTTCTTCTATTTTCTCATATTCTGCATTATACCACTCTCCATCACTCTCTTTTACATATCCATCCTCATCCTTAAAGGAATAATCCTCAGCTTCTTCTTCCACTCTATTCATCAATAATTCCAATGTTTCAGTCTCCTCATCAGAAAGAATTAAGTCTCCAACATATTCTATGTTCGACACTCCATCCTCAACAGAAAAACCTTCTAGTTTCTCTTCAATGAGTTTCTTTTCTGCATCAGAAATAGAAATGTAAAATGTCTGTGTATCACTCTCACTCCATTCACTTGTTGATTGTTTTACATAATCAAAACATTTATTTTCGTCTTCTTCATTCAATGTAATATCAACAGTGCCATGTTCACCAATATAATGTCCGTCAGAGTTTATATAAAAGTTAACATGCTTGTACACCATATTATCAAAATAAGTGTATAGCTCATCATCACATTCCACTACATCACCTTTTGTATTGTAGAATGTAAAATTAGTGTCACTCATGTTATCACCACCACAACTAAATTCCATTTCACATCTAGAAATATTGTTCTCCTCCCACAATTTGATTGCTTCATTCAGTTCCATGTAATTTCTCTTGTAATTGTTTAACAATGATTTTTGCTTCTTCTCCGGGGATGTCTTTCACTCCATTGTTCATCCATGGCTGTATTTGCATATGCTGTAGATAGTCTTGGGGAGTGGGAATGAACCTATGGCGAAAGTCTTCTGCTATATGTAGCATGGCTATGTCCACGGTGTCAACGGATTTTCCATCACTATTGACAATGTTATACCCAAATATCTTGGGAATAATGGTGTATGCAAACCACGTATTATGTGTCAACATCCTACTAGTGTTATTATTCATTGCCACTTTAGGACTGTCAAGTAATTCGTGAATTGCTAAATAGTCTTCTACATTCCCTCCCCAACGTTTTACAGAGCTTTTGCTATGAATTAGTGGATTGGCCATTTTGTTTGAATATATGATACATACTATTCTCTCCTCTAGTGGGTATCTTTTTAATACACCATCCTAGTCCGACGAGTATATGTTCCATGCTTGAAAAGCCACAAGCACCATCACAATATATCTTTTCACCATTGTCATACACTCCCATTCCGTAGTATGCTTTGGGGTCAAGGGTTTTAAGTTGTTCTTGATATACATCTTGAATCCAACTCCCAAAACAAGTGCCTTGCATGTCATATCCACCACCACTGCAAGATGCCACTTTTTTCCCATCAACGTACAGAGAACATATATTATATCCATATGTATCCCTTCCACGTGATACAGTCCATTTGAACTCTAGATAATAATTGTCTTTCATCATGTTTGTTTTAGAGAGCAGCCCTTTTACAGGCTGCTCTCTTTTTTACACTAGTCCCACACACGACTAAGGGATTTGTCAAATGGATTGAATTCCACTTGCCTTCCCATCACCCAGTTCCCACTTTCAATGGAAAGAGTGTTGTGCTCAGCAAACTCCTTTGTAGGAGTTTCATGCACCAGCCTGCTGTCTTTTGTTACAACAAGTGTGGAGAGCTCTTCACTGCCAATTACAAACTCACCATACAGCGTATGCTGATGGGAGCCTTCTCCTTTCAGGAGGATGTGCCTCTTTTTCATTTTATGTGGGGTTTATAAATAACTCTTTGCTTCTTCTATACATTCATTTAGGTTGTAATATCCTCCACATCCATTTTTCAAACAAAGATGTTCATGGTCTTTATCACACACTTGTATTTCGTATACAGAATATGCATACACTTCTCCTGTTATATATGCATCATATGTCTCCACTTCACTTCTAAGAGCACTTTCCACTCTTTCTACAACGTGCTTTGTCATCTTTTTGACATTATACCACTTCCTCACATCCTCTCTAGATGCATATATCCAGCCCACCTGTCCACTATCCCATCTGCAACTAAAAGGACTTGTAGAAATTGTAATGCCACTATGGTCATAAAGAAACAGAGGAAGAATAACAACAGCGTCTTCTTCTTTTACAATGGTTTTTTTCATCTCCTCCCAGCCATTGTAATCCTCATGCCTATATTCATGTTTATCTCCTAGATTGTACCTCCTGTGAAAGCACACCATTTTCCCTAGATTATCCCATTCTCTGGGGTCTTCAGGATCACCATCCACTTTCACCACTATTTTAATACTTCCTTTAATTTCACTATACACTTCTTCCATAATAAAGAATTAGGAAGCACACACATTATTCCTTTTTATAGGAGAACGTGTGTGCTTCAATTTACGCCATTTTCCTCACACGGAAAACAACAGGAGAGCATGCTCCCTCTATTGTCACCCTGTATTTCCCACTACGAGCATTATATTCTGTCCTACCATTCTTCATCCTATTGTTTGCCATAATAGCATCTACAAGACGCATAGCATGATAGTAATGCTTCCTGTCTGGTTGATAGAAAAGAACATTGTGTGCAGCATTGTTTTTTGCTCTACTGCACTTTCCATAAACAAGTGTGGGCATAATTGTGGTTTTACATGTTAGAAGAAAAGTTTTATATGGTCTTTTGCCACTTCCACCTTAAGAACATTTTTCAATGAAGAGTTCTTCTTCTTACATGCTCTTTGGTACACAGCCATTACAGACCTTCCCTTGAACATGTTTTTACTTTTCTCTATTTTGTTCAGAAGAGAGCCTCCTTTAGCACTCACTACTTGCAAAAGAGCTGTGTCTTCCTTTGCTGTCCATTTTGTACGCATTTTCCATTGGTTTTAGTGTTTAAAAGCCTTCTTCATATTCTAATTCTTCGCAATAACGAATCACCACCTTGTCTTCTAGATATACAGGAACATATTCATCATCTTCTTCTTCCATTTGAAGTTCTAATACGCCTCCATATCCTGAAAGAATCCTGTTGAAATGCCTAACATCAACATTTACGTATTCATCTGTAAACTCTCCTTCATCCATCCATGCTATTTCATCTGGCTCCACTATCACTTGTTCAATGTCAGTGATTTCATCTAATTGGACAATGTAAGGTTCTACAGGATAGCCATTGATGGAAATGTATTCCTCTTGGTTAAGAGGCACCTTCTCTAGAGCATATACAAAGGGTTCTTCGTCTTTCACAGACAGAAAAAGCATTCCCTCTTCCAATTCCTTAGGAATGTAGCTTCTAAATGACAGAAGCAATGGTAGCCACACTGCTGTTTCTTCCATATATCAATTGTATTGATTAATGAACTCTATTTCTATTCCTTCCTTGGCAAAATGTTCAGCAATCATTCTTTCTCTCTCTTCATTAGATTCTGCTTCATCACCGTCATTAATCTCCATTGCTCGACTAGCAAAATCTGTATCCATGTATTCATCTACACTTTTATATGTAAGAAGAGGAATATCCATTTCCAATGATGCAGGACTTCCAGTGAAAACAAGCCTCTGCCTATCTATTCCTAATTGTTCACAATACATGCCTAAGCAGCACATGTATTTATGTTCATTAAGAAGTAGTGTTTCTCCTTTTCCTGTTCCATTATTAGAATCCTGACCTGTTCTCCATATACTACGATCAATTACAAACTTCTTCATATTTTACAAGTTTTGTTTTGAATGCATCCTTGTATTTTTTGCCTTCAGCAATATCATCCAACTTGATGAGGACATCCATAACAGCCATTAGGCCATTGAACTGGTCCTCCATGATTTCTTTTTCTGTATGATTACAATACTTATAACAAAATATTTTAGTGTTCTTTTCAAATACCTTTTCCACTCTAGCAAGTTCATTCCATTTGTATCCAGTGAGAATAAACATACGCTTTCTAAGGCCTTTTGTATTAGGTCTTTGTTTAGTTGTATAGATACTTTGTCCACCATGCTGGTTAGTGACGAACACATTTGCCCACCAAATATTATAAACAGTGCACTTGTAATCAACACAACCATTTTCATCTTTACGATAAATCACTTCTCCACCCATAGCATCAGCAATAATGTTACCTACAGCACATGCTTTACATGAACCTTTGGCAAGGGTGTCATTCATAAATGCATTCAATAATGCATTGTACGCTTTTTCAAATCTTTGTGTCATACTATTGTTATTTTACCTTGTTCATCTATTTCAACATCCCATTCTGTTTTTGGGAGTAGTGATTGGATAAATTCATCTCTTAATTTATCTGTGTCTTGTTCAGATAGCAAATGTGGAGACTGAATTTGCAATACAGTATTCATTCCTATTGAATGAGCGTATGCAAACAGCATTTTCATATGTTTTTCAGTAAACAACTTATCCTTCACAAGTTCTTTGTGGGCGTTGAAACCTTTATTATAAGCATCTTCAAGCATTTTTTGAACCCCATAACTTAAATATTCTGAATTAGGTAATGATAAAACATATTTCAGTCCATCATCAACACTATACCCATTAATAGCTTCTTCTACTTCTGATAGTTTCAACTCTTTAATAGCCCAAAAATCATTTAAGTATAATGGTTGAGTTGAATGAGTGATTTTTTTATAATACCAACATCCTTGTTTTTTTGATGTTTCTACTTTTAGATAATCAGCTTCTACAATTTTTGGACAATCAGAATCATATATCCAATCACCTTCTTTTATTTCAGAATCATCTACACCTATGTAATGGGTGTCTGAGAGTTTAATTATTTTTGTTTTCATTATACCAAGTTAAAAATTGACGGATTGCTTGTACTTATAAATATCGAGGAAGTGGGTGTAGATCCGGGGGACGGGATCGAACCGACGACTTACGCATTACAAGTGCGTTACTCTACCAGCTGAGTTACCCCGGAAAGGCGATGCCTAGTAGTCCACAAAAATTGACAACACTACGCTGTTGCTCTCTGTATCGCTCTCTACTATGTCCAAGTCTTCGGAAAAAAGGCCCATTTCGTCCAGCTTTCCTCGTATCAACATAGAGGCGGTGTCCAAGTCTTCCGCAATCGCAACAACGACACTCCCAACGTAGTGTCCTTCCCCCCGGTGAATGTAAAGTTTCTTGGCCATGTTTGATTGTTTTTTATTTTGCGTACTCCTCCACCCCGCTCCATACGAACCAGCGCTTGGGACGGGAATCTGCCCTGTCTATCATGAACACCATCATCTCCACCGGGGAGTACAGGTGAGCTGCAGCACCGAAGAAGATGTTGTCAACCACACACACTAGGTCGGGTACCCACCCCTTGGGATCGGGTCTTTCCACTTCCTTGGCTCCGGCCGCAAGCAGACCGTCGCACTTCTCCCTGAAGGACGCCCCGAGGGGGCCGTTCTGTGTCATGTTTACGTACACTCCCATAGCTTGTTTTTTTATTGCGTTACATGTTCCAAATTTGAATGGGCAGTACCTCCCTGACAATATCTGCAGTCTTTTGCTGACTTTCTTTTATTGCATCAGCTTTAGCAGCAGCATATGCAGCAGCATATGCAGCAGCATAAGCAGCAGCAGCAGCATAAGCAGCAGCATCAGGAGCATCAGC